TCACCCTCACCCTCACCCTCACCCTCACAAAATGATGTCATCGGACTAGAATATATAAATAATCCTAATTATCGCCCTAATACACGATATGACCTAGGTTTCGCATCACTCTTCGCATTTATAGGAGGTCGACACGTCATTAGTGACCTATACGATAATCGCCCAGACCTATTATGCAATCCACTCATTAAACTTATTATACTTTTTTCAATTCTATACATGAACATAAAACATGTCAAACTAACTATTGTTATCTTCTTTATTTATATACTATTGATTGATAATTACATATCCGATAAATGTAACGAAGAATATATAACAAATATCCCACCACCATCAAATACAAATGACAATCCCACACCAACTAACTAAATATTTCTAGTTTGCGCCTTTGTATTATTCTTTTTTGGACGCCCTTTACCACGCGTCTTTGGTGGTGGAATATTTCTTATAACATCATCACTTGTTTCTGTTTCATTTAAAATTTGTTCTATATCTGGACTAATTTTAATTTCTTCATCCACCTTTTTCATATTTTTTTGCTTCATTGTCTGAATAATCTTTTCAATATTAGCTGAATCCGGCGAATCAAACGACGGACCCCTCATCTTTGATGGTATATCATCAGAATCTTCACTCATAATATCATCTTCACCCCTCTGTTGACGTAATTCACTCATTGTCGGTAACCTCCTAGACGCTATATCTATATTTTGCACTGGCCGCATATCATAAAATTGTTGTTGAGACTGGGGTTGAGGTTGCGGCCGCGATGACTCCGGAACAGGCACCTTCATAGGTGCTGGAACTGGATTTGAAACAACGGGCGCTTGCGACTTTTTCATAAATGCACCCATCAAATTCGTTAACGTATTTGGATCTTTTGCAGCCTTTTTACTAAACGAAAACATCGCACCAGACATTATAATCATCAATAATAACTTTACCTCCGGTGACATCGAACCAGTCCCCTTGTACTTTTCACACAATTCAGACAACACTTCATCATACTCCGTTGTAGCCATATTATATGACATAGCCTCACTCCAACCATCCAAATCTACTCCAATCGGATCATACATATTGTTTATCATCTCAACACCCTTTATACCCATCACTAAACCATGTTTACAAAATTTAACCATTGCCTCATTATCTAATACAGCTTTTATTCTCGTAAATTCTGACTTTATCTCCTCTAATGTATTATCCATTGACAACTTTGATGACCATCTACCATTCGATTTTTCTATAATATTATACAACTTGAATAATAATTCACTCTTCTCCTTTCTTATCATATTGTCCTTATTCTCTTTTTCCACCTTTTTCCTATTTTTTCTCTTTTGCACCGAAGAATCACTCGAAGAAGAATCAGTTGATGATGTTTCACTCTTTTTTGTTACATCACTCTCTACTTTCTCCTTCTTCTTACGCGAATCAACTTCTGTCTTTTTTTCCTTTATAACATCCACATTCTCTAATGATATCTCATCACTTTTCTTATTTAATTTTTTCTTATTTGCTAATAATTCCAATTGTGACATACTAATATCATCAGATATCACATCCGTTTTTTTCTGTTTTATAGAGCGACTAGATACACGCGACACCGATTTTGTTTGCGATTTATCAATTTCCATAATATATTAATCTACAATAATAAAAATCTTATTTTTAAACAAATACCCCTAATTATTTAAATAACATTTATTATACATTGTTCGTACTCATCAATAATAATCTTAAAACACCTAGATCCGCTACAAAATACTCTAATACTAATGGCTGGTCATTTGTTAATAATAAATTCATATTTTCACATAAATGTGAAGCCTTTATAAAATTCATCAAATATGATAACTTAAATTTACCCTGCACAATATTTGTAGAACTTTTTGAAAATTTAACTGACCTAATATCCTCACCATTCTGCTGTAATAACGCCTTCTGGTCCTTATTCATAGTCTCATCAATCTCCGAAATAGACGTTCTAAAATCAGCTATACCATCCGTACAACTAAAAATCAATTGTTTCCCCACACTTTTTATCTCCACAATCTTACCATCCAATAAATGAATATCCTTTATAATTTGCTGAAACTGCACAGCCGGCATATTAATAATATAATCAAACTCCATATTTTGAACATGAACCATCTTCTCCTCTAATGCCAATAACGGAATTTTATATCCCTTCGTTTTACCTTGAAATAAATCCGCTAACTCAATACCCAGCTTATCAGTATCATCACTATCCATATAAAACGTTATCGTTTCTCGTCTATTTGCAGACTTTATAGCCTTAAAAAATGTAGCAGTATCAATACCAATAATAATAGGCTCCTTACAATAATAACTCTCAAATTTCTTTGCATCCAATTTCACATATGTTACTGACGTCTTTGCAATATCTAAAGTAGATATTTTAATATACTCCGGAGTAATCATAATATTAGTTTCTTTAATATACGGCTTAATTACCTCAAATAACCCCTTTATTATAACCGCCTTTAGCGTTTTAATAGTAAAAAGACGCCCCTTATTTTCAGATTCGTTCATTATAAAATTATAATTATTTTTATTTTTAAATCAAAATAATTATTAAATCAAAACTAAAAATAAATTATATATGTTAATATTAAGTGTTATATATCAAGTATGTCAAATTTAAATGTGATATTAATCAATAAAAAAAATAATCAAATACTTAACGTCGACCATCCAAACATATTATTAGATGATTCTATTAAAAAAATTAAAGAAAAACTATTTGTTTTTTATCCAGAATTTGTACCTAATTTATTAAAAGTAGAAATAAAAACAGATAAAGATGATTTTATTATTGTTAAAAACTCAAATATGCTTGTATTTGAATATTTTGATACTATTCCTCAACAACCAACACTTTATATAACAAATTTACAAGATGTCTTGACTAATTTTCAAACACTTTATACCGATGAAATTAAATTTAAATCTACATTTCAAAATTTAAAAAATGAATATTCTGATTTAACTGAAAATGACCTTTTATTTATTATTAAACTTAATTTGATAAATATGAATGTTGGTAATCTAGCTATTTCTGATATTCAAGATTATATTACAGATATACAAAATAAAAGAAATACACTATTGTCCAACATTGAAGAACAAGAAAACAACACAATGATGCAACAATTTTATAAATTATCAAAACAATTTGTACCAGATATTGAAAAAATAGCCTATAATGATATTAGCCTCGTATTTATCGGAGAAAATGTCACATATGGTTCAAAGGGCATATTTGTTAAATTAGATGAAATATTTAATATTTTAGAATTAAATGAAAATATACCTTTTATAGCATTAGGCAAAAAGGGCGCATCTACTAATAAACAACCTCAACTTAAAATATATAATAATTTATTAAATACGTTAGGCTCCTCAGGAGCTAAAGAAATTAAAAATTGGATTTTAAATGAAAAGAAAAAATTAAATGAAGCAACATATAAAATCATAAAGGGATTATTAATCAAATCTAAATTCAAAGATACAAATACCTATTTAACAATAAATATTCTTTCAAATGGTCTGATTTATACAAATCTTAAAATAGCTGAAGTAGACTCTGTTAATACACTAGAACAAATTTTACATGATATATCTCAAAATGTTAATCAAGTTATTGAAACTATTAATTTACTCAAATCTGTATTTCTTAAATCCAAACGACTCGCTCCAGTAGATAAATCAAAAATAATAATAGACTCTGTTGATACTACCATAGAGACTAGTGTATTTATCAATAAAAATAAATTTGAATCTCTAATAAAACAAGATATTATATCTAAATATATATTGGAATTTAAAAAAACGGAATCATTAGATGTATTATCAGCATACTATAAAAAATTTAAGACGAAAGAAACAACAGAAGATATTAAAGGCATTACAATAAATATTCGAGATAATCCATACAAAGAAGATTCAAGTATTATTAAAATATTTGGAGCAAATAATCATAATCAAGCACTTATTATAACATGGACTATCTTTATATTGCATGAAATGAGTGAATTAATTCAAACTAGTGGTCTATTTGAAGACTTTACTACTGTACGTAAAATTCGAGAAAAAACAAACAAGAAAAAATTAAAAGAACAAGGTATCCACTTTGACTCTAGAGAATGTCAATCTCTTCGACAACCTAAACTTAATTTTGAAAATTTACCCCCTCTCACAAAAGATAGCTACACTATTACATTTAATAACCAAAATTATCGCTGTGATAATATAGATTATCCTTATCCAGGATTTACTAAAAATAATATTGTATGCTGTTTTAAATATAATCAAAGTGGTAATGAAAATTACATCAAAAATGTAGATCCAGATAGTCTAAATATATTTGTTGAACCATCTAATTTTAAAATTAAAATTAAACTACCAAAACAAAAACCTTTTGAAACATATATTATCAAAGTTGTTTCAGATTATAAACCCGGATTCAATGAAAATAATAGTCTACCTAAATATTACTATCTATCAAATACAACTAATAAATTAACTAGCCAAAATGAAATTATTCCTATTTATAACAAAGAATTAATTGATGCTATCGAGCTTGAAGATAATATTTGGCTAGAACGCGTCACCTTATCTCAAATTATTTATCCATCTGCAACAAATAAATGTAGTTTTAAACCAAATTTAAATAATCGAACATCCATACATGACCCATGTAATGAACATGACTCACATCACTACTTTGGATATACCTCAAAATCAATTCCATGTTGTTTTGATAAAGAAAGAGACCCTTATGTTAGTCGCAAGAAAAAAGAAGCAGATATCACAAAACAATATATTATTCAATCAGCAGATAAAATACTTAATTATAAACAATTAGGTATCTTACCACAAGACATTTCGAATCTATTAAAAGATATATTACAAATAACAGATATTCACTATAGAATGGGTATTGTTCAAAATAATACTTCATTTTTAAATATTCTTTTATTAGCAATGGATAATGAAATAAGAGGGGATACCATAAATAATCATAATGAATTTAAAAAAATTATATTAGACTATCTTTTTAAACATGAACAAGAATTTGCTAAATTGAATAATGGTGATATAAGCATAAAATATAATAATATACAAAACTATATAAATTACATAAATAATACTGACATTTTCTTAAATTGGTTTGAATTAATTGATTTATTAGAACGTATTTTAAAGGTCAATATTTTGATTATAGATACTACGGAACAAACACGAATTTTGTGTAGACCAATACCCTTAAATCCTAAAAAGTTCAATCGCCCCTTTATTGTATTGCTAAAAAAAAAGAATACATTCGAAATTATTGTTAAACTTAAAATATCTCAAAAAAATGAAATTATTAAACACTATTCTTACAATGATAAATTTATCAAGTTTTTAGTTGAATATTATACCAAAACATGTATCAAAAAAAATATATATCCAGAAAATTACCCCTACATACCCATCTACACTCACGCATTTATTATCTCTAAATTAAACACACAAAATACGTTTGCTCGTCTTCTCGGAAATATAAAATATCAGGTAAAAAATGATTTTAATAAAGTTAATTTACTTATGACTAAAAGAGGAATACTTATACCAATTCTAGAAACTGGTATTATTGATAACCCGGAAATCAAAGTAATTTCATTTACAAGTTTAATTAGACAATATAATAAACTCTTGACTCTTAAAGATTACATAAATTCATTCAAAACATTTAATAAACTTATGGAAAACACAAATGACTTTAACAAAATCAAAATAATCGGATTAGTCACTAGTAACATACCCCAAATAGGAGGAATTGTAACAAACTTTAATTATATTATTCCATATAAAAAAACAGATGATACACTAACACAAAACTACAATATATTAAATTATAGGTATTACTTGGATGCAGATACAACACTTAGTGGCCAAGATACAACTACAACATCTTCACCATTTAATAATTATATATATGCGTCAGAAGATTTACGAAATAAACTATTTAACTTGAAAAAGATAGTCGGTAACAAAATAAGTGATAGTCCATCTCAAAAAGAATATATCGAAAAGTTAATAAAACGCACAGATATGTCAAAATCAGACAAGATGATAGAAATGTTGGATATATTTAATAATTTAAGAATACAAAGTGAAGACAATATCACATTACTTAAAGTAATAGCCAATGAAATATTAAATGATAACAAAGAAAGACTTATTTTAAATAATATTATCACATCAGATACATTTAATAAAAATGAAGTCATTATTCGAGATGGAGAATCCATCTTGTTAAATATTGATGATATCCGCAAATGGGTCAAAAAATATCAACAATTAGTTTGAGTTTGAAACGCGTGTGAAACAAAAATAATTATTATATATTACACATATATAATAATGGAAGAGGACAGAGTCTTAACAGATAGTATGATAACAAAATATAACACGGCTGCAACTATCTGTGGTAAAGTGTACAATAGCATTAAACATAAAATTATAAATGAACATGAGAGAAATATTCTAATACTATCTTTATATGGTAACCAACTTATAAAAAATGAACTTGATATTATTTATAAAAAAGAAACGGATAAAAATATAGCATTCCCAGTTAGCATTTCTCTTAACAATTGTATAGGTAATTATATATATGATTATTCTAATAAAGACTCAGAATATAATACAATTAAAGAAACGGATGTTATAAAGATAGAATTAGGCGTGTCTATAGGAGGGTGTATAAGTATGTTAGGAGAAACATTTACAATAAATGATAACCCTAATGTCTCTAAAATAACTACATTCTTAAAGAAACTGCAAAAAGAATTGGTTAACAAAATTAAACATGAGGAATGTGCAGATGAAATGAGAATAGTAATTGAAAGTAGATGTACAGATAATGACGTATTTCCTATAGAAAATTGTAAAAGTAATCAACAATCTGAAGGTTATTTAACAGGCGATACATTGAAATATATGATATTAAATTACCGTAAATATTATGACATGGATGAATATTTAATTAGCCCAGAAAATATCAATTATGAATTTGAAAAAGATGACATTTATACAATTAATTTAACTGTTATTCCAACATCGGATATTGAAGATATTACAAGTATAAAGTACAAAACATATGAAAAAGAATCTCACATTTATAGATTTAATGAATATACGTATTCTTTAAAATTAAAGAATTCAAGACATTTTTATAATCAAGTAAAATTAAATCATGGAAATTATGCATTTGACATTTCTAACTACATAAACGACACAAAAAATAGAATAGGCATGAAGGAATGTATAGATAATAATATACTAGAATTACATCCTATTACATATATTTATCCAAGTCATATTCCTGTAATCACAAAAAAGTTTACAATTATCGTAGGGAAAAACGAAAGTAAATTACTTAAATATTTTTAAAAATGTTATCAGTTATTTTATTAAAAATTATTTTAATTATTAATAATATAAAGTTGTTGATGGGACAAGGAGAACCCTCTATTCCGCCAGAAGCTTATTTCTGTAGATTCAATAAACGTAATTTTAATAAAAGATTAGATATTATTCGCGACGCTCATGAGGTTTCTCAATTCTATGCCGAATTATTATTAGAGGAGCGTCTACCAATTACATTACCAGAATATAAAAACTATTCTGATGCAACAGAAGAATATTTTAATCCTACACGTAAACAAAATGTTGCAGATTTAGGCATGAGTTATGCTCAATTTTATCAATATCTAAATACATTACAAATGCTATATGAGAAACCAGATGTAACTGACAAAGATAGAACGGTTCTTATTACAGATGTATTTAAAAAATGTTATATAGTTCAACGAGCCCTTATCGAAGATTTATGGTATGATTGTAGTGGACAAAATATTCCACCAGCTAAAATAAATTAATATTAATTCTTTACATTTATTATTAATTTATTTCTTAATTAAAAATATAACAAACTTACATGTCTGTTATATTACAAGCGGCATTGCCATATCAACCAGAGTTAACTGCGTTACAAAAAACAGAAATTACTGAGTATTTAAATCAATATAGAAGAGCTCATCAAGCACCCGATTTAGTATGGGATAATACAATTGCTAATTTTTCCCAAACTTGGGCCCACCAAGCACAGACGAAAATGTCATACCTAAAAATAAAGTAATAGGTATGATTAATACATTATATAACTTGATTGATGAAGTTAAAAAACCAACTCCAAATAGATTACTTATTACACATTATTTAAAACATATGATTAAACAACTCGTACATTATTCATAAAATTATAAATCACCCCCAAGAAGAACTTGTGTCTGACTTCTATAATCCTTTGTTCCCTTTACAGAAGTACTTTCAGGTTTTTCCATCACACGTAACGGTGAACTTGCATCACTTAAATATAACAAATATTGTTGTAATTGACTCACTATATTTGGGACACATATATCAATTACTAATTGATTTAATCTATCAACTTCATTTGTATATTGTTTACGTAATTCCTTTTTTTTATTATCACTCATACTATCGTCAAGTAATGGAGGGTGTTTTGAATAAGATAAAAATACACTCCTCATAACAACTAATAATTCATTATTTGACTGATAATCTACACTTTCTTTTGTATATTTATATACTAACATTCTTATTAATTTTTGAATATTTTCAATATTCTCCTTTGAAAAAAATAAAAATGTTAATAAAGTTTCTCCATATAAATCTCTAAAAACAGCAGTCGTATTAGAACCTCTTAAATGTGTATCATTTGGAGTAAAATGATATTGTCCTGGCGACTTTAATTTATCTAAATCATCGATAGACAACGCCTTTTCACGTTCCTCCTTTATAGTTAAAAGTGTACGTTTTTGTTTTACATTCATAACATCATTCATCTCATATTGACTTGGATGTAAATCTGGCGTTATTAAATTCATAATTAATTGTGATACTTATTAATAGTGAATAAAAAAAATTTAAGTAAAAAAGCCCCTAAAAACATATTTACTATTCTTAATCCAATGCAATTAATTTATCTTTGATATCTACTAAATGACACCTCTCATCTGGATTTGGATTTAACATGGTCAATATCAATTCTCTAGAAGAAATATGCGATAAATAACCATCAATCTTATCATTATTTCTATAATATAAATAGTTCCTATATAAAGAATCACGTTTACACGCCTTTCTCCAAGGACAAAGATGATAAATAATCTCAAAAAGAATAATACCACATGACCATACATCTATTTTTTCAGGATTATATTCCTCATCCGAAAATTCCTCTGGTGCAATATAGGGCAATGAACCGTGTATACCTCTATCTTTAATCACTGTTGATATATGTAAAGAATCATGAAATATACGAGCCTTTCCAAGGTCAATAATCTTTACTTTTTTATTAACATAATCTATCATTATATTTTCTAATTTTAAATCCATATGTGCTATACCGATATCATGCATATAAGACACCCCATCTATCAATTGTTTAAAATAATAAATTTCATCTTTCATTGTTAATTTATTTTCATTTATTAAATCTAAAAAATCACTACCTGGACAATATTCAAAAATAATACAATGGTCTTTAAAATCAACATCTAAGGTTTCTCTAATACACGGATGACGTAATAATGTACCAATCGTATATTCATTTAAAAGACATTTACGCAAATGTTTAAGATACGCATCGGTTTTTTTACGTTTATTTTTTTTCATACACTTTACAACAAAATATTGATTACATGTACATCCATTCTCTTTCTCTTTACATTTATATAATTTAATAGTACCAAAAGCCCCTTCACCTAAACGTTTTATATATTCCGCATCATGCAAATGATTTATATTATACGGATGTAAATGAGAAATCATACACTTTGTATATTTGTTACAATTAAACAATAAATTTTATAATTTGTAATTACACTTGTAATTTAATTTTGTAATTTAAAATCAATTATTTTAAGGATTTTTTTTTGATGACATATATTAATATGTTTTCTGATAAAGTTAAAAAAATATTACCCTATTTTTTAGGTATAATTGTACTATTTTATATCATTAAACCATCTATTTCATTTAAACCGAATGGACAATTACGCAATTATGGATTTGGTTATGACGGAGATGGATACAAAAAAACACTATATACAATGCATAATATTATTATTTTATTAGCCATTTTATTATATATCTATATATAGTTATGTAAAAATAAAATGCAATAAATCAGATATATAACTTGACTTATTTTTCATATAATTAGCCATGACACTTAATGCTTTTTGAAAAATTTCAGGGTCACAGTTTTGAATAATAATATCACCTATATACATATTTCTTATTTTAATACTTTGTATATCATCTTGCTCTATTTTAGAAATTTGTTGAATATTTATAAATTTTTTATAATCAATTATGTGGTCGCCATTTATACTTACATAATAGATTCCATTAATCTTAAAAAAGGAGAATGCAATTTTTTTACCGTCATATTTTTTAATGATAAAATTATCACTATTAATCCCAGAATATTGCTTAATAATCAACTTACCTTCATGCTCTTTTAATTCTGTCGTATCCTCCCCTTTTTTATTCTTAAACTTGTCAATCACAAGATAATTATATGAAATATCAGAATCCATTGATATGTTTATAATTATCTAATAAAAAAAGAATTACATTTTATCAATAAAAACCTATTTTAAATCGTTATTAAACCATTTTTATTATTTTGAATTAATGGACAATTTAAATTATAAAAGTAATATTTTAATACAGTATCACTCTTGACACAGTTTATATCTTCATAATTTATATCAAATATATCAGTAAATGTTATTAAATTGAATATACCTTTATCATATATATATTTATGTATATATTCTATACAATTAATTTTATTTTTTATATCGTTAAAAAACATATAGTAATAATATCCATTTCGAATAATGTCCGTCTCATTATACAATGTATCCAACCTAAAAAACGACACATATGCTATGATAAAATTCGTATCATCTCTAATAATAAAGTGATGAAAAGCCTTATTCATAAACGATGTTTTAAATTCTTCTATATTCACAACTTCATAAATATCATAATTTAGTTGACAATACCTTAAATATTCGTTATATAAATAATATATTAATTGGTTAATATTTTGTTTATTATTAATATATTCTATAGTATGAGTATTTATAAATTTTTTATCACAATTAAATGTTGATTTTTTTGATTTAACCCGATGAAAAAATAATTTTTCACCAAAATACGGACTTTGAATAGGCGTACTGACAGTATAATGTGATGTAATAATATCATATTTTGTAATAATTTCTTTCGAAAGCACATTTATCATATACGAAGACAATCCCATACTTCTTAAATGAGGAACAATACATAAAAAATTAACTTCTGACGTCTCAAAAATAACATTATATAAAGATACTTTACCTATTTTACCTATTATATATCCAACAATATTTTTATTATTTTTTGGATAAAATTCTAATATAATACACTGATGTGTTTGACAATAAAATTCAAACAACTCTATACTATATAATAATCTAGACATTTCTTTCGATGTTACATAATTCTTATTTATAAAATTTAATATTTGAACTGTTTTATTCCTATCTAAATCATCTCCCATAATCACAGAATATTCTAATTTAAATCGATTCAAATTAATTTCTTTATTAATATTACTTAATAATACATCTTTTGACAAAAGAGAATTCAATATAGCATTATCATTAGACACTTTTACCGGTTTATTTTTCCAAAAACTATTATTATTCATACTTATTATGCCTTTTTATTTTTTTTATTTTTTAAAGACGCAAATTCATCTTGTCTTGCATCTTTATACTCAAAAACAATTTTAGATGTATTTGGATATTTTTTCAAAAATTCCTTAGTTTGTTTCCTTAATTTCTCAGGATTAGACGTTGGTATAATATTTTGGAGCATCAAGTTATCAATTGTTTGTACCTTTGCACTCTTACTCCAGTCTATATACAAATAATATGGTTCGATAAATTCCACCTTGTAATTTTCCTTTTTTAATTCATTTATCAAAAAATGAATACATGCCACTCTATCATAACCAGGAAATCCTATAATAATATTAGGAACCTCGAAATATATAAAAGTATAATCAGTCCTAGAATTTGTCTGTATAATTTGATCAATACACTTATTTAATACAATGTTAAATATCTCATTCCTAGCCTGCTCTTTTATATTTCGTTCTTCATGTAATTTATTTATATTCGGTATTTTTCTAATATTATCGTTATTCATTTATTAACATATATGAATAAAAAAAAATTAATTCAACTTAAATTGAATTAGACTATAATATGTTTTGTAATTTATATTTAGGAATACTGCACCTTTTACAATTTTGTGTTAAAATTTTACTACAAATTATCTTTTCAATATCTAAATTCAATAAGGCATTCTCTATTAACTTGTTATCCGTTTTTTTGATAACTCTTATAAATGTAGATGTATTATTACTAAACTCCTTTACATAAATCTCACGGTCCCTATATTTGTCATTCGAAATTAAACTACAATTATTATTATGACATACCAAATAATTAAATATATATTGACACAAAAAATCATCTTTATTCTTATCCAAAATATTCAATTCATATTTTGTTTCAATCACAATAAATCGAATATTAAATTCTTGATACATCTCCAAAATATTATACAATAATATATCATAATTTGTTATCTTTTTCATTACAAATAAAAATTGCCCCCTCCTATTCAACCCAATATAAGAAATATATTTCATAAAAAAAAGCTTGAAAAAATCATATGTATCTCTTTCCTTATTCACATGCTTAACAACATGAAAATCAATATTCGACATTTTATATTTTATTTCTCTATAATCCGAAAATATATTTAAAAAATCAACTATATAAATAGGCGAAGAAGATTTAATATCATCCATTTTAATAATTATCTATATTAAATAACTTTAAACTAGTTTATATACTATATTAATTTAAATTAATCAGATATAGGACTTGATGCTTCCACTGGCACTTCTATAACTTCCGGCGCCTCCACAGGCACTTC